CAATGGCTTACGTGCTTCACGAATCTTGTCACGGAAGATTGCCCGTGCAGCGTCCATGTCTTCACTAATCACGCTTCCATTGAGAGACCATGCACCACGAAAGTGACGGTCAGAAGGAACGGTAGCTGTGGAAGCATCAATCTGATTTCCGTCCTTATCTACGATGTATGTTGTTGCCATTAGGTTTCTCCTCTTAGGCTGCGATATCAGTGGCAGTTAAGTCTTCAGTTATCTTCCAAGCGTTGCGCCACTCTCTAGTGCTTGGTAACTGTTCTTTACGGCAGATAACCATCTTAGGTTTATTGCCTGTATCCCAGTTCTGCCACACGTGCTGTGGGCAGTCCTTCATAATTAAGTATTCGATGGCTTCTTCTTCTGTCATTGCTCCTACAGGTTCAGTAGTATGCAACAGGTAGCCACGAGTATGCTTCTTGAAATCAGGTTGCGCTTCGTCTTTAGCCAACTCGTGATACACCCACACTGGCGGTAGGATGCCGCCTTGTAAAGCGCAAGCCATCCAGTTAGGGTCAGGCACAAGTATCTTAGCGCACTCATCAATGCTGTCCTCATAGACCACACGATAGTCAGACTGCACACCGTCTAGGTTTTCTTTAGCCCAGCATAGTCGGTCAAACAGGTGAGTGCCTTTGAAATCAGGTGTCTGCATTAGGCTAAATCTCCGTGAGAACTGGTGTAAGTGTCACTAGCACTAATACTTCCACTATCTGTGTAAACAACTGTTCTTGTAGACCCTGATAAATGATTATCCCCTGTTCCATTAGCAGATGTTCCGCAAAGATACCTTCTTACATAAGAAACAAAACCAGAGTAAACATAAGAAGCATTGTTAAATGAATTAGTGTAGTTTTGCGTATTATTTCCAGTACTGTTATTAGTTATACTTGATGTATTAAGACTATCTTCAACTGTTCCTGAACCTGTAAAATTACACCAAGCCTTGGCACTACCATTAACAACATAGTCCGTAGTCACCGAACCTGCGGTGCTGTGTTCCAGCGTATCTGCTATAATTTTACCAGCCATTATGCTAAATCTCCGTTAACCGTTACATACACTTCCTCTACATCAGAAGCAGTTTGAGATACAGTTTGCGTTTTATATTTTACATTTGATGAAACCAAAGGAACACGCGCAGGGTTACATTGCCTATCTACGCTTGATGAGTGTGATGCCCCAGTACCTTCTTTGGGTGCGCCTACTGTAAAATATGTGGCACTGTCCATATTATTAGAAAAGTTAACAGTGTACTGCCCTGTTCCTACATCTGTAATCGAGGATGTATTGAGCGCGTCATATATTGACACCGTTCCTGCCCCTAAAAACATTACCCAAACCTTCGCCAGCCCCTGTTGCAAGGACTGAGTAGCCGCACCGCCCTCGCTAGTCACCGTAATGTCGCCAGCAGAGGTCTTGCCTGTGAGATTGTCAACTAGAATGGTACTCATGCTAGGTCTCCGTGTACATCACTCATAGGCTTTGTATCGGTGAGTGTGTTATTATAAAGCCTGTGTATAGTAGTAAAACTTGAGGCTGATAATGCACTGACACAATGCATAACATTTGAGTTATTAGTAAGACTACCAGAAACACTGTAAGTTGCGTCACTCATATTGCTTGTGTAATTAGCGGTGTAGGTAGCTGTTGCGTCATCTGACGTTGAAGAAATATTAAAACTGCCCGTTACAGAAATAGTACCCGTTCCATCTAATGATAACCAAGCCTTCGCCGCACTCTGATTAGTCAGCGTGACTGCACCGCCAGATGTGTTCTGTATGGTATCTGCTCGTAAGGTACTCATGCTATCACCAATGTTCCGCCAGATGTGATTGTGATTGTCACCCCAGTTGCTAGTGTTAATGGACCAGCGCACAAACCATTTACATCTGCTGCAATAGTTACGTCTGTATCAAGCTGTTTCTGGTGTGACCGAATGATATCACCAAGGCCATTAGTTGTGTCGCCAGTGTTTCCATTCTCACCCTGAAAGTATCCCGCGCCAAAGCTAATACCAGAGTCCAGCTTGGCCTGAGTAACAGCACCATTCTGTATCATAGCAGTAGTGATACTATTTGACGGAGGGGCTACCGTCTGTTGAGCTTTACCTTGGAATACAACGTAGAAGTCATCAGTTGCAATAATGCTACCTGTCATTGTCAGTGAAGTGCCAGCAACAGTATATGCCACGCTCGGCTCCTGCCGCACGTTGTTTACAAACACCTCAATGTCTTGAGCGGTTCCAGCGGCATAATCTAGCGTAAAGCTAGTGCCTGTGCCACCTGTTAGATCTTGATAACTTACGGAGCTGTACGCCTCTGCTGGTTGATTACCCTGATATGGCATGTGCTACTCCTATGTTATATCAAGATGGCTCATCACCACATCGGCTGAAGAAGCTGTGTCTGACACAACTTTTAATATGTCGCCCGGTTCCATAACCACCTTCTGGTCGCCGCCAACAACAACCAGCGTACCGCCCACAGGAACTGGTGCGTCTTTTATCAAGTACACACTATCTTCCGCCCCCGATGTCCTACTACTTGCATCAAGAATGACATCAATAAGTATTTGCGAAGTCACGATGTTTGCTATTGATAAACCAATAATTGTGGTTTCAGTAGATGAAGGACAAGTGTAAATGGATGCAGGCGATGTACCTACTGCCGTATCTGTTTCTGATAAGAATGAGTTTGCCATCGTTCTATCCTAATGCAATCGCAAAGGCCAAAGCCTGTGGATCTTGTTCTACAAAGTTCTGCACATTACCATTATTGTCGTTGAAGATCATCTTCTCCGCAGGAAGCGTACAGAATAACGTACGGGTGCCAGCACCCCAATTGACTGCTGCATCAGAGTTGGTTGACTGCAAGATCGTGGTACGGGCCAAGGTCGTACCAGATGCAGTGTATGTGCCAACGCCGACCTCAAAGTCAGTGCCGTCTGTACAACAATAATAAGTCAAATTGCCATCGCCAACAGATGCAAAAGTCTCAAACCCCGTCACCGCACCAGCAAGCGTATAGGCGCCAGTGCCTGTCGTGGTGGTCGTTTCCTTTACTCTGTCCTTGATAGCAAATGCCATTACTTCAACTCAATTGTTAAATTACCCGCGTTGATGCGGAAGATGTCACCAGAAGCAATCGTCTTGGATGCGTCCAACGCACCAACAAACATGATGTTGCCGCTTGATGCTGCATCAACAACGAATGCGTGAGTGATTGTTTCTGTAGTGCCGCCAGATGCAGGGTATTCGATGTTTGCTGCGTTGGTCACTGTCTGTGCGTCGGTGGCTCCAGAAGCAAGTGTCCAGTTAGCTGCCGTTACCTGCTGACGAGCATAGTTGGTGAAAGTAGCTTCCGTTACAGTGCCAGCCTCTGCATCGGTAACAGCCGTAGCCAGCCCAATATAAATGCTGTCGCCCGGAGAAGCAAAACTTTCCGAGTTGTTCTTAAATATGAAATCCAGAACAGCGTGTTCCAGATATGTGGTTGCTGCATTTGATGTTGCCATTGGTTAACTCCTATGTCCTTGGCCTATCAGGTAAGCCCCGCCGATATGCGTCACTGTTTTCACGAGCTTCTGCTAAATCCTTGATCCGGCTTAGTGCTTCCTGAAACTGCTTCTCATACATACCGAGCACATCTTGCTCACCTTTCATGTAAATATACGCTTCTACGAGCGATCCGTAAAGTAAAGCATTTGGTGCGTTATCACTGAGCCATGTTGTGCCACTGTCTGCACCCGCTGTTAATGACGCTGGACGATAGTAATAATGTAGCTCTACAGGATAACTGCTGTCGGGTGTTGGTGCCAAAATAAAGTTATCAACGTCAAAGAAAGCATAATACCGTGGTGTCCCCGTGGTGGCAGGGTTCGGGTTATACTCCTGCAAATAGTTGACATCCTTCTGCAATAAGAATTCTTTCGCACTGTCTTTAGTAATAGAAAGCGAGAACGCAGACAAATAGTCAGACGGCACAGACAGGTATGGGTCAGATGATGTTAGAGCGGATGTTGCGTTCTTCCGAAAAACCTCAAGGTCAACTAGCTTGAAGATACGGTCTTCCGCAGCCTGAATGAAATCAGGCAAATGTGTGACAAACGAAGTTTCCGTATTCTCCGCAAAATCTTGTATAGCTGTTTTTAAAGATGCGTATGTATAACTCATTTAAGCCTCCAGCGTGACTGGGCCGACAGTCGCATTTTCACCGCCCCCGCGTTGACTACCTGCGGTGGCTGTTCCTGAGTCCGCCGTAAACGTATAGCTCCCAGAATCAACCACAGTAATCGTATACCCATCCGCCTTTTCCAGAACCGTGCTACTAAATCCATCAAAACCCTGTGCCTTCCTAAATCTTACTATGTCACCCGTTGTGCGCCCATGCGCTGGTTCTAACACAGTTATGACAGCAGAACCCAAACTGCCGGATAAAAATGCGTTTAAACCTAACAACTGTTCTACAGCGGGCTCTGAACGAGTGTCCGGTCTTGGATCCTTTAACGCTTGCGGCTCTGGCGGGGGACGAAGCGGCTCTAACTGCGGCTGTTTTCTTTCAAACTCGTCTTTTCCAACAAGCAGACCGTTCCACTCTCGCCGCATTTCCCGAAGTAAATACCGAAAGCCGGATCGGTCCGAAATCCCCCAAGCGTTTTTTCCTACCGCAAATTTGGCCATGTTTATGTCCTGTAGTAATCTAAGCTAGGAGCAACATTAAAGGATGCGCGGTCCCTATCCTCGGACATAGCCCGTTCAAACTCTTCCTCATAAACAGCCTTCAAAAGCTGTATTCTGTCTGGAGCTCGTTTAATAGATATGTAATAAGCCAGCCCCGCAGCTAAACAAGGGTAAAACCGGAATGGTACGTCCATTGTATTTACCGCGGCATCAGCATCATTCATGCGGGTTAAAGCATCGTAATAAACCACATCTGTGCTGTTGTCTGGAACAGGCCATAGTTTTAGTACAGGCGTTATCTGCCTATCCAAGAAAAACTGACTTGAACGGCCTGTGGTTGATTTTGTTGGAATCGATAGATACGCATCCCGACTGATCCGCTCTAAAGCATAATCTGTTCCGCTTCTACGCACAACAACAGACAAAACGTCAATAACGTCCGCCCCCAAGGTGTATTCCCCCGTTCCAGAAACCATCGCTTCGGTGCGTTGAGCAATTGTCCACTGGTTTAGACCACGGTTAGCCCACTCCGCCAGCATCAAATTTAAGGAACGACGAGCGGTTTTGAGGTCATACCCTGTTCTAACCTCAAGACCGCAACGCTCAAAAGCCTCTTCTATATACTCAGAGACATCCAGCTCAAAATCAGTGCTACCAGAAAGGGTCATTTACTTCTTTTTCTTTACCATGCCGCCAGCGCGCATCTTCTTAACCATGCCGCCGCCGCGCATCTTCTTAACCATACCACCAGCGCGCATCTTCTTAACCGCGCCGCCTTTTTTCATCGCCATCTTACGAGGTTTCATCGCCATTTTTTAGTCTCCTGTACAAATCTTCGCGTCTTTGAAATATATACTCAGCGTTATATTCTTTCAAATAATTGTCATAATACCCTTTTTTAGCCAGTTTGTCTGCTGATTCTTGCACTTTAGATAGGCGTTGAACAAAAATCATAGCATACTCGTCTTCTACTAAATGCATGAAAGATTGATCGTCTATATAGTCATTAGCCTCATCGTAGGGGTGAAAGCCCATTAGCCAAATATCAGGATCAATAAAAACTCTGTTAGAGATGGCGTCATTCAACAAATCCAAATACTCGTGAAACTCGTCTGGGTCTTTCTTAAACGCCATATCAACAATAATAACTAGATCAAACGCATCTTCCCACTGCGAAATAGTGCTATACAGCACTTGCATATTAGTGTCATACTTAAATAATATGAGAACTTTGTTATCTTCCCACGCTTTTTGCGCATAAGGACACGGCGGAAGCCCGTTGTAGAACGGATTTGGCTTTTGAAGCGTATGCTCTGACCAAGCTATTATCTCCTGACAAATCTCTTTCTCTTTATCGATGTAAAAAGCTACGTTGCTCATGCCTGCGACACCGCCCCCTTAGTTCTCTTTCTGCGGGTAGCCATAACAGCGCCGCAGCCCCGAGCTACGGCTGTACCAGAAACTTTTTTACCCCTAAAAGGACGTTTAGCCGATGTTTCGTATCCAGCAACGCCGCCAGCGCTCATTTTTCTTACTTTGGCCGCTTTAGTGTTTGAAACAACCTGCTTTCCTTTAGAGCCCTCACGCTTTTTCTTCCGTGCTGTTGCAGCACGTTCAGACTTCGACAAACTATTCGCTTTACTGCGTGGTAGGCATCTATCAGGATTTTTTTTATTTTTTGATGTACCGCACGGGCCTTTGATGCTGCCATCTGAACCAATTCTGACCCAGTCTTCATCTAGCCACTCCTTTAACTTACCCATTATTTACCCTTTCTTTTGCCACCTTTAGCTTTTTTAGCGTAATTTGGGTCTTTACAATACTTGGATGCGGCTAAATTAGCATAGGCTGAAGGATATGTGTCAAAAGTGCGTTGCGCCCACGCTTTGCCTTCTGGGCATATCTTGCTACCCTTGCTTTTTTTACTTGCTTTGTTAGATTTGCGAGAATACGCCATCAAATAAATCTTTCTGCTACGGCCGCGGCAATAATAAGTGCTGCAATACCCCACAAGCGTAAATCAAGTTTATCCAACCTAGAATCTACTTTATCTAGCTGATGCTGAATTTGAGCGTATCTTCGATTACACTCTTCTTCATGTTTTTCCAACAGTTTTAATACGTCATCTGCTTCCATTTTATCACCACGCCTTACATGACCAATACCGCGCCGAGAACTTGTCTTTTGCAGTCCCACAGGAATGTCTCGCTCTAAAATTGCGTCTACGTGCTGGTTGATCCTTCTTAATAGACATGTTGGGATCGCCAAACCGTACAAGCTTGACTTGATCACCTTTTTTAGCCAGAACAGCACTTTTTTTAGACTTTCCGGGGGTGCGTTTGGGTTTATTAAATCCTGCAAAAGTCTCTCCTCTATAACTAATTCTGCCAGAGGGCAGACGTTTTACATCCTTGGTGGTAGCCATCCCTGCCTCACTTATAGAAAAACGTCATGCTTGTAACATTCGTAAACGTAGCATAAATATCCGTCCCAAACTTTACGCCTTCCTCACCAATTTGGAGGTCGCCTGTAGAATTTGAATGAAAATCTAAAGTAAAGACGGTGGTGCCCGAGGCACCACCGTCTCTAAGAACAACTTTAGCCGTGGATCCGCCGGTGTGGTAATGAATAGCAATTAACCGACGTGGGCCACTTGCAACAGTGCCTGTAGCAGTTACATAACTTGCTTTGATATCGGAACCAGCCATTGGAGTGCCCTTTAGTTAAAAAACACGGTCACCGCGGTGCAAGAAGTGAATGCAGACACATAAATGTCTGAAACCCGAATGCCTTCCGCAGGAATGTTTACTGAGTGTGAGTCAGACGCAAGAAAATCCAAATCAAGCACTGTTGCGCCACCGTTACCATCAGTAACAGTCAGCCTCGGAGTGCCTGTTGTGGTCAGAACCTGTATCTGACGAATACGCGCAGGGCCGACACCAGCAGAGCCCGTGCCGTCTAAACGCTTTGCTTTTACGTCAGAACCAGACATTATCTATCTCCTTAACCTGCGGAAACAGTTACAACGCCTGAATTACTCCAAAGTTGACCTGCAACTGAAGGGTCTGAAGTTGGTAAATCAGAAATGATTACAACACTGTTTGTGCCGTCATGTGTGATTGAGATATTAGTGGTTACTGCGCCAGTAGTGTCGTTTTTGGTGATATCTTTAAACCCGTTTTCGGAACGGACGGGACCATTAAAAGTAGTATTAGCCATTATTTTCTCCTGTCTTGGCTAGTGTCAGTCACGTGGTGCGACTGTCAGGGATAAATCATCTTAGCATAAAGAAAGGCGACTATCAATCGATAGTCGCCCTCTCAACCCAATGACGAAACAGAGGGCGTGGTTAGTTAGGCTGCGCCCGGAGTACCGAACACGCAACGCCAGTCAGAAACACCAAAGCTGTAACGCTCACGTGCTTTAAACCGCATGTTACCGGTGTCAAAATCGCCTTCCATGGCAGTTTTGATTGGTGAACGGTTAAAGTACTTGAAGCCGTTTGGTGCATCCGTCTTGATGAAGAAGGCATCGGTGTCAGTCAGGAAGTGGTTAACCACAGCCCCTTCTGGCAGCATACCCATGTTCTTCATGGCGTTTGCATCGTTATCAGCAGTGCCGGAACGTAGGTTTGAATTGATTACCCGCTCTGCAATGAACTGCAGTTCTTTCGGGATGATCAACTTCGTACCACGAACAGCGATCTTAAGACCACGCTCGTCAGTCAGACCCGCAATGTCGATCAGCATCTGCTCAAGAGAAGTCTCGTTGAGGTCTGCTGCGGTAGACAGCAAGTTACGCTGGTTACCGGACAGTGATGGGTGAGCTGCTGAGCAGAGTGCTGCACCGTCGCCGACTGGGCTGCCCGTGCTGAACGCGTTGTTCAGGATGGAAGCAGCTTTGATCTGCTTGGTCTGAGCCATTGAGCGGGCCAGAGCCTTGGTGTAGCGTGATGCCAGACGGTCATACAGGTTGTCTTCGATAGCTTCCTCAGTGATTGAGAACGCCAGAGCGATTGTTTCATGTGTGTACCGTGCTGTGTAGGTTTCTTGAGCATCGTCAAAGTTGATGGCAGCGCCTTCACCTTTAACAGGTGCTGTTGAGAAGCCCCCGAGCATCACTTCTTCTTCAAAGGCCCGATCTGAGGACTCTTCGTCGAAGATTTCAGCGTGTTCATTTTCGTAGCGATCGAACTCGAGACCGAACAAGGCATTCAGGCCGGGCTCAAGCTCTTTCGCTAGTTGTGCGCGAGAAATAGCCATTTTCTATTCCCTCCTTAAATGCCAGTGCTTGCTGCTGTAGTCTGCGAATCAGAGCTAGAGCATGGAGCATTGTGGTGGAAGTTAAACCGAACTACATAGTTTACACCTGCCGCATCGTAATCGAGGTTAGCACTGTCACCAGTGAGACCTACGACCCGCATGAGCAGTGTTGCAGTAGTAGCAACTGTGGAAATGTCTAGTTCAGCAGTGGAGCGACCATTTGCGGTAGAACCGGAAGTCGCGGTTGCCAAAGAAGCGTTAGCAAAGACATTTGACAGTGCGGTTGCACGGTCAGTTGAGCTAGCGTCTGCGGCTACCATAAACAACTGATTTGGGTTGTCAGCAACGAAAGCCTTCACAGGGAAGTTTGTGTCTACGCTTACGCTGTTGGCACCGGGCCAGTAGTTTGTGAAGACAGGCTTCTTTGAAACGCTGTCTACGTACTCTACGCCCATCAGGACCCCAAGAGCAGGAACGGTACCACCGTCAGCAGCACCAACGATATCGATAACACCAGCAGCCAGTGGAATTACTGGGGAATGCTGGTAGATAGCATTAGTGTTGTCGGATGCGATCTCATACTGAGTCACACCGGTGGTGTTGGCACCTGCGCCATTAAGCCCGATAGGACGAAGACCAAAGGCAGTATCTTGATTTGCCATTTTTCATTCTCCTAATCAGGGCGACCCTTCTATCTCTGTGGGCCGCCAAAGGTTACACGAGATTGACGGTCAGGTTTGCTGATCGTCATTGTTGAATGTGCATTCTCACGCATCATGTCGGAGTCAACTGCTTGCATCTGATCAGAATTTCGCTGCGCGAAGTACGCTGATCGTTCTTCAATAGTCTCCACCGGAATCCGTGCGAGAATAAGTCCACCTACTCCAAACACACCTTCATACTTACCTGATTCAACTACCGGGGCCTCAAAGTCCGGGTATTCATCCTTACGGACCAATTCCCAACCTTCACGCATTTTAGCGCTGATGTTTTTCGTATCGTCAAAACCACGAGTTTCAGCTCGGATCCAACGATGCTTAAAACCATCCGGTGCAGGTGGTGCGTCTAACATAGACGGGGGAGCCCACGGCTTACGCCTTGCCGTTTTATCCCTAGTTTGTGTTGCGCGAGAAGCTCGATTATTAATTTGATCTGTCATGTCTCTTACTCCTTCACGTATTTCGCGTATTCTTCAAGCGGCACACCCAATTTCTTCGCTATTGCGACTTGGCTAGGGGTGAGTCTAACCTTTTTCCCACTACTGCGCCCAGAGGTATTGCGGGATACGGAAGCAACCGTCTGAGCGGGCCGTTTGCTACCACCGTTAAGCTTATGGGGGAACTCGCCCGCCATGCGCTTGTCAAGTTCATTATAGTACTCATCGCCCTGCGGGTCAAACCCTTCTTGCTCGACAAGTTTTTTATGTATGCCAAAAGCTGCGTATGTCATGGCCTCATCAGACCCAAACCAGCTATTTCTCTGAGCCCACTGCTCTGCTTTAGGGTCAGGGCGGCGGGGCTGCTGTTGAGGCATCGGCTGTTGAACCTGTGCTTCTTGCTGCGCCTTATTTTGCTGCGCATAGCGCTCTTGCTGCGCACGAGCCTGTTGAGCACGGTCATTTTCGATAGCCAGCTTAGTGATTTCACGTTGAGCTTCGATAACACCGTTAGTGTCGCCCATTTCGATGGACTTAGCCAGTTTCTGCTCAGCAGTAGCCGTCTGTGTTTCAACACGGCTACTATATTCCGTCATATAACTGGTGTCCAAAGCATCCATGCGTTGCTTTAGCTGTTCCGCCTCCGCCTGCACGTTTTGTGCATATTTTAAGGCTTCTTCGCGCTGGCGCTCAGCCTCACGCATCTTTTTGGTAAGACGATCAATACGCTTTTGAGTAGCATTTTCCGCCCTGTCAAAGTTATCGTCGTCGTTATCCGCTTCCGCGGCAAGAGGAACACCTTCCTCTTCTGGTTTCTTTTCGCCGCCAGACAGCTCAACCTCAGTGTCTTGGGCGTCATCCAGATCTAATTCGATCTGGTCTTCCATATTCTCTTTTTCCATTTTTTACTCCTAGAAATGCAAGATATCTTCAGGTTCGTTAATACGCGCTAAGATTTCGTCATCGTTTAAGATGCGAACCTCACCACCATCAATCTTGAACCGAGAGCCAGCGTAACGGGCAAACATTACCCACTCGCCCTGCTCACACCACGGCCCAGAAGGAAACTTTTCTGGGTCATTGTAGGCTAGCGGCCCTACTTTGAGGACATAACCCACCTGTGTAGATACAGTCTGCTCTTCTACCACCTTGTTTGGCAGATATACGCCACCCTCAGTTTTACCCTTTCCACGGTAAGGCAGAATAAGCAGACGCCAGCCCGTTGGGTCCGGCATTCTTTCTAGAAGAGTTTCCCCGATAGCATCGGGATTAAGGGCCTTGTCCGTCACATCTACATATGCTTCGGCGAGGTTTGCGACACCATCAGAGGCACCCTTTAAATCAAGTTCTTGCGCTTTACTCATCACTTTGCTCCTGTTTTTCTAGCAGGCCCTTGAGTTCCTGTTCCACGTGATTTAATGCAGCTAGATTGCCCATAAGCTCACGATACTGCTCCATGTTCTTAACATTGTCATAAATTAACAAGTCTTGAACAGCTTGTCGCCGGTCTCGAACAATCCGAAAAACGGCTTCAGCAAAATAAATTTGATCCAATCTGATAACTCCGCATTAAGTCTGATATCTTTTTATACCATCTCAAGCGCAAAGTCACGCGTTTCTTTGTTTCTTTTTAGCCAACCGCGACCAAAAGTCTGAAAAGTCTTCAAAGATTTGTAAAAAGCCTCACGGTCCGCGGATATTGTCTTAATAATCTCCACCGGATCAGCCCCTTCCACCGCCGCAAGAGTCATTGGACCAATAGCCCCGTCCTGCGCCGCGCCAACCGCTTTCTGTAAAGCCTTGGCCGCTCTTCCCGGACCGCTGTTCACGGCCCAATCAAATACACAAAAATCAACCCCCGATGGAAGTTGATCCCCACATATTTTATCCCAGTACCCTTTCTTGTAGATCATCCCAACATGCTCGTCCGGTATGTTCTTTAACTCGTAAACATCTTCTAGTGGGCGCCCCAGAAAATCTGAATAGGTTTTGTGAGTGATACCCTTGTTAGTAGCGCCACCCGGATCCTCGGGGTGGTCCACAAAACCCCCTTCGTGCTCCAAAACTTTTTCGAGACTTATGAAAAATCTAGCTTCCATGCTAACTCCGTTTATAATATTTTGACACTGCGCGATTACCAAACCAGAATGAGACAATGGCAGCAAACAAGCCTTGGGTTTCTGAACTCCACATCAAGTCAACTGCGTCTTTCCAGTCACCCCCAGACTCCATAACCTTGAGCATGATCACCACCTCAACGGTCACAAACATCAGGAAGAAGGCGTAAGTAATAACAGGGCGCACACTACCCCTAAGAGCGTTGACAAATCCCCCAGCGTCAATGCTTCTATCATGCTCATAGATACTTTTTGTTTCTTGGATGTCGGCCTGCTTGTCGAGTTCCTGTAATTTTAGCGCGGAGCGCTTCTCCATTAGCTCGGCTTCCATCTTCATCGTTTCTAGCTTGTGTTTGTGCTCTTGCCCAGCTTTGAAGTAATTCAATATTTCGGGGAGAAAGCTCGTACCGAAACCCAGTAGACTTCCTAATAAGCTCATCATTTTGACTCTCCTGCAACATGCTATAAAGATATTTTAGCCTAGACTTTATGTCTGATACCTTTTCATCTAACGTAGTCACTCGTAAACCTCTACAGAACCCGTTTTAATGTATTTAGGGACACAATACGCCGTAACTCTATCCCTAGAATCTACAAAATCCTTGTATAAATAGTTACCATATCTTTTTGAAACTTGCGAGGCAAAGTAATTACAGCGGG